ATGATGGTGGCCGGGGCCTTTCGGCGTGCGTTCAGACCTGTTCGCTGACGTCGGCTAGGGCCTGCCACGCGGCTTGCGTGGCTGGGCCCCATACACCGTCGTCATCGACGCCTAGAGCGCGCTGCATGGCTTCCACGGTCCTGTCGTGGGCTGCCATACTGGCCTCACCCCATACGCCGTCAGGATCGGTTCCTACGACTTCCTGGGCGTATGCCACGCCGAAGGGGAAGGTCTGTCCGCCCCATGTGGAGGCGCTGACGACGGCGAGGATACGCTGCCTGGTGTCAGGGCCGATCACGCCGTCGGGGTAGGCGCCGACGGCGCGTTGTAGGTCCTCTAGCCGCCTGGTGGGTGGGTTGAGTGACCCTACCCCGGTGTCGGTCCAGGGGTAGCGGATGCAGTGGCTGATATGGGCCCATGGGCGGTGCTGGCGCATGACTAGTCCCCCGGCGTCCCAGGAGTATTCGGACGTGTTGAATTCGATGGTGTTCACGCCGGTGGTGTCGGTGGATTCGACGCACCCGATGTGGTCGTCCTCGCCGTCGTCGTGCCAGTCGAAGGTGACCATGTCGCCGGGGCGGGCGGCGCCGGGTTCGACCAGCCAGCCACGTGTTCGTGCGATGTTTACGCGGGCGGGGACGTAGGCGCTATCGAAGTCGGTGACTCCGATCTTGTGTAGGCAGTAGGTTAGTCCCATGTCGCAGAATGGGACGCCTGTCTGTCCGAATACGGCGCCGTGGCGGGTGGCGTAGTCGCGTCCGTACTTGGTGCCCGTGTCTTCGTCGGTCCATCGGCTGTACCCGACTTCGGCGGCGCATGCGTCAATGAATTCCTGTGCGGTTGCCATTACTGTGCCTCGTGCTTTCCCTGATAATTGTTTCCGGTGGGGGTGTTAATGGATGCTACGGCGAAGAATGCGGCGCCGATCGCGGTGAGCGCCGCGGATTCGTCACCGTGGAGGTATCCCTTGACGGTGAGGTAGGCCATGACGGCGATCATGAGGTTGTAGCACCACATACGGGTGGTGGGGGACGTGACTGTCTCGATGATCTTATTCATTGTTGATCCTTTCTAGAATTTCGTTCAGTAGGCGGGTGTGCTCATCATAAGCACTTGTGCCGTGATTAGGCCGAGAATTAAAAGCGGCGGAATTAACTTTCTTCTCAATACTGTCCAACCTTTCCATCACCCCTAATCTTCCGGGAACTCCGGGACGGGCAGGCTCGCCGTGCCAGTCCTCTAAGAGAGAGTCTATCGCCTTGAATTGTCGATAGCTCCACTTCCCTAGTGTTACTAGTGCCCCCAATATGGTTATTAGCCCTACGACTATTCCGATATCAATATGGGATGTCATTTGAATACTTCCGTGAATGTGTTTCGGGACTTTGGAGAGTCAAATAGGATGAGCCCTCTTCTCCAACGGTTGCGCAGCATCTGGAGAATTCGATCATTGCTTTTCACATAGATGTCACCCTCTTTCATCGCCTTGTGGTCAATACAGTACATAACCTCATTCTTAGGTCTGTACTCCTGAATAGTGAACATGGGCAGGTCGGTCCAGACGGAGAAGCAACCGTTACGTGTGCGTATGGTGCAATAATATTCGGCCTTACCACTTTTCTTTCCGATAAAGTCGTCAGTGTTGTCCTTGAACTTATTATTGATAGCATATTCAGCGTATGACTCATCGGTACTCATCACGAATTTGCCGAAACGTGTGTTAGCAACATCATTCCTGAACTGAGTGTCATCTGCGAAATGGCAGACGATAAACCCGTCACCCGCCTTGACGAACTCGGAGTTTGGCCTGAGGTCCCACTTGAGCATGTACGGGTTCATAATGCTAGCGGAATTGGAGAGCATAAAAACCGTTGTCTTGTCCTTGTACCGGTCAACAGTCAGGTAGAAATTATTGAAGACACGCACCTCATCATCAAGGTACCTAATCTGCGGATTCTCGATGATGAACTCATCAAAAATGACGGTAGTGACCAGCGGGTAAGCCGTCGATTTCTGGGCCTGAGACGTGCTGAGGACGGAGAAGTAACCGATGGTGTCCCATTTCTTATCACCTTCCATTCGCATGACAGCATCGTTCCCGTGCACGGCGAACTCATACCCCGGGAACTCATGCGCAATATCGTCGAAGAACGTGAATCGCCCTTTCTGTTCCACTCGGTGACGGCGCAAATAGATGAATTGCTCGCCTTTCTTAATTGCGTTGGTTATTGCAATTTTCTTCGCACCATACGTCTTACCAGTGCCACGACTACCTACGATCATGAGATAGCGCGCACCGTATGAACGAATACGACTGAAATCGTAGTAGTGTGTAATTTTTCCGTTCATTCCTCCTCCTACAGGATATGACGACGAACGGTCCACCACGCAGCGTCGTCAAGCATAAAGATTGAGTTAATATGCGGTCCCCTGTTAGGACCTCCGTGGCCGATAGTATGACTACCATCGCCCGTATACATCTCGACGTGGTCAGTGTGTGGATACCCACCACCCCAACTAATGACAATCATATCCGCTGTGGTCATCTGCCCAATCTGCGCAGGAGTAGGGTGACCATACCCACGAAGTACCTCCGTACCACGATTGTACTGGTCACCGGTCCAAGTACCGGGGTTAATCCCCACCGTATCCATATAGGCGCGGTAGATAGTGCTTGAACAGTCCCCGAACCCAGATTGATCCGGGTTGAGGCGGCCAGGTGCCTGCAGATAAGTGAATTTGTACTGCCGATCATACATCCATTTATAGACCGCGTACCGCTTAGACGCGGCATCGGCACCCCCAGGAACAGCGCCACCACCAGGCGCCGCACCACCCGCGTTACCCGGCGCGGCTGGACTACCGCCGCTAGACACCTTATTCGCGCCAGTAACCCACTGACGTGAATTCCCAGTAGGGTATGCGGTCACCACCCCATTCGATGTGCTCATGTGGAGGAGACCGCTACCATCACCCCATACGGAACCTAGACTGCCTGCATTGGACCCACCGTTGTTAGCCCCGCCACTACCACCGTTTCCGGGGTGCTGTGCGCCGGGAGAGCCCGCACTGGAAACACCGGACGTGTCCTTGGTCTTAATGATCTGGTATGCCTGGTTGTACCGATTCGGGTACTTCCCTAGCACACCGTCGTTCAGCGTAGCGTGGTGAAAAGCGTCCAGCGAAGCGTTACCGCCAACGTTGTTAGCAACACGAATCGCGTACCTCGGCCCTTGGTGATAGGCAACGCACCAGTAGATGAACGAATCGGTATTAGTGTTCGGGTCGATTCCTACATTCCTAGCAGCCTGGAAATACGCTTCCAGATCGGCCACCAACTGAGCGTCCTGTTCCTTAACTCCTGCGCGCAACAGGGGGAGTAGCGAATTCCCTTCGGCGCGCGTTAACCACCGGTTTTCCCACCAACCGTTGTTACCGTGCGAGGACAGGTCGCCCTTTAAGGACTGTTCTACTCCTGCGAATTCGGTTGCGTGAGCGGCACCCATTTTCTTTATGATGTCGGCCGCTCGTGGCCCGTACCACTGCGCAATACCGACAGTGATTGGGTCATTATAGTTAATTGAATCGTATCGCATTGACGACTCAACCGTGCCGATTGCCTTAATTGCTACTTTCTTTGCTGTCTCATCCCATGCCATTGCTACTCCTAGATAAACCTCTCCCCCGCCGTAGCGAGGGAGAGGATGTAGTATCAGAAAATGCGGTAGGTCATATTGACCTGATAAGTCTGGTTAGCAGACAGGATATCACCAGCATGCATTCCACCGGTCTTAGCAACATAGATGTATTTGTAAGTACGATCGTTGCCGATAATCGGGGACATAACACCGTCGTAAGGGCGCGCCCAACCGGGAAGGTCCATTAACTTAACGTCATATCCTGCGTTAGACGCACCAATCTTGAACGTGCCCTGAATGTTCACAAAGTCGTCATGACGCTCACAGTTCAGATAGTTGTAGTCTTTCTGAACAGCGCCAGCCGAAAGCGTATGCAGGTCAAACGACGGAGGATTAAGGAACGACGGACCACCGTTGATCCAGTTGATGAACAGTTGCTTGACGTGCCGATACCCGCTCTCTGTTAGGTGAACGTTATCTACACCTTGGTCCCATGACTTAGCCTGTTCCTTACCGAAATGCAGCCAAGACCTCGAACCCTCGCACACGATAGCGCCGAACGGTTTACCCGCTGCAATAACCTCATAGGTGCGAGACACGCAACTACGGGCCATCTGAACGTACTCATTCAGCGACGCCTCATTATACGTGACGGGGAGAACGTAGATAGTGGCGTTGGGGAAATGCTGANCGAACCAGCGAGAAGAATGTACCTGCCTGGTTAGTGACGGAATTCTGTGCCCGGATATCGTTCAGCATGTCAATGAGGAAGACATACTTGGTGGCACGTTTCTTCTCGTCGCTCATTCGGGAGCGGGCGTTGTTCACCTGAGTGATGAAATTGTTATCAGGTGTGCTTGTGAAACCGCCACCTCCAATGGCGTAGATATTGGGATTGACGCCCATATCCCTACACAACCCCTCGGTCCATCGAAATGCCTCAATAGTGGCGTTGGATGAACCGAAGACGACACCCTCAGTAAGTTTAGGGTCCTCAAGGAACAGGTCATTGGCTTGCGCCTTGGTGTAGTAGTTGTTGAGGATGTTCTGAATGTCAGACTTAACTTTCTCGATAGCGGTGTCAATCTTCCCGATTCGTTGCTTGGTGGCAACCTGAATTCGGGAGGAATCTTTCATCGGAGCGTCAACGAAATCGCCATCATCGATACGATCGAAGCGCGCGTCTACAAGGCGTGCCTTGAACGACTCGATAAGTTCGTTCATCGCCTTGATCTTCTCATCGGTGCTCTTGCGCGAATCGTTGAGGAATGACTCAAAGTCGTCTAGTTTTTTCTTTGAGTCCTTAGCCCATTGCTCGGCAATACGGTTAATCTCCTTGACCATCCCCTCAACTTCCTTACCGAACCCTTCGGCATAGGTGATGGTGTCAATCACGGCCTTGCGAATACGTTCGAGTATTTCAAGGACTGTTAGACCATTGTTGTAGGTGAACGGGGTTGAATAGGGTGTAGTAGGCGGGCTCAAACGGTACAGGGCAGCATCAATAGCGCTAACCCGGGGGTCATTAGTATCCATACCAATTATCTCCAATCATGTCTACGGGCGGCGTCCAAATGAGCATAAATAAAGACTCAAGTTGGGCTATAACCATCATATCAACGTTTATAATAGCGTCGCGATGGGCCTGGATAAGCGATGCCATAGAGCCCGAGAACCCCTCCTGACTACTAGATCCGCTACCGTCGCTAGAGGACGTGGCTGTCTGAGAACCGCCGCTAGTGCTAGAGGACTTGACGCCAGTCAGGGACGTTGAGTCGGCCGCGCCCGTCGCGTAGTCGCCGTTGCCGGAGAGCATGACCTGGGGTGTTTCGGACTGGACTGCCCGGGACTTGGCGTCAGTGGATGACGTGGAACTTCCCTGCTCGCTGGTCTCGCCGCTGGTACGAGTTGAGCCAGTACTCGAGTTTTTGGACGTCATGCGTACGGTCAGGAACGGGTCGCGCTTGGTTAGTTCAGACTCGTACATCTGATTGTAATAAGGCATGATCTCATTCATCTTAACCTTTAACTGGAAAAGGAAGATATCAACGGTCTCGTGCCCGATCTCATTAAACCAGAAATGGTTTTTGATCTTAGAGTTTAGAGTTGAGCGATACTCCTCAGAGAAAATAGGATAATGGGATAGTGCGTCATCTATCAGACGCTCATCTATCTTCCTAAGTTCTGTCGTGTAATTACTCATTAGGACCTCCCAGATCGGTGCTGTTCGCGGATTCCTGGTCAGCAAGAGGATTCATCTCAGTCATAGGGTTCAACATCTGCATGTCAGTAGTCCCGGCTGAGTCATCGAGGTTCCACGTGACGTCAATATTCAACCCATACTTAGCGTTTATCCACTCACACGCATACTTGCGTGCTTGCAGGTTCACGGCGCGCATGGCAAGTACCTGACCGGAGGAGCCGCTTGCTTCCTCAACTACCATCCGCTCTTTCTTAGAACTATTGACATTCATAATCCCAAGTAAGGTCAGCGCCTCATTCCAGGTCTTAACCTTAGCTTCCATCACATGAGGGAGATAGTCCTTATCGATGCCCGTGGATATGGAACTAATTTTGTCCTGCAACGTCCCAAGTCCGGTAGCCGATGACACTTCCGCGATCATTGGTTTACCCTCAGCAAGTTGCTTATATGCATCCATAACGGACTTGCGCTCATTTGTGTCAGCCGTCAGGAGGACAGGCATGCGCATATGAATGAGATCAATCTCCGTTGTCGTATCAATCTCCGCTAGGCGGCGCGCATATACCCCAACGATGTCCGTGTCCCCGGTGCGTAGGTAGTTGTTCCAGATCGGTACGCAATCGTCTCCCCTCATTGTCTTGTTGACCATCGTGTTCCCATAGACAATGAATTCTGTTGGATTATTGTACATATTGGGAGTACCCATTCCGGCTCCACGCAATGCGAAATAACGATTGAATTCGTTGTCCCAGAAAAACACCGACAGACCTTGAGAGAAAAGAGACATCTCAAGGAACCTGGGGTCAATCTCCTCAGGAAGACCTGTCCAGTGATATCGGTTCATACACATTTCGGAGAGTACTCGGGCATACATTCCCGTAAGAATTTCCCTCCGCATAGTGCCAGGGTCGAACACCATTTCCTTAAGAAACGGTGCGTAAATGTAATCGTTAACGAAATCTGGTCTACTCACCTGAGGGCCCCTTCCTTGTCCCAGATAATCGCCTCATTATCAAGCGACACATCACCATAGAACTCACTGTCAGACATAGGACTATGCCATACGGTCACACCTTTCTCAAGGATACCGCGAAGAGTATCGATATACATTTGAGGGCACGAAGAGGAGACGATACGAACGTCATGGCACTTCCAGTAACTAAAACGGTCCATCGTCTGTAGGCGCGGCGGTAACTGAGAGAGGAAGAAATCGCACGCATACCCGTAACGCTCCCAGAACTGTCCCTGCCTACGAATAACGTCAACAGACACCATTTTCAATTTAGCAAACACAAGGGCACCGTTCATAATCCAGTTAAACGGATCACCACCACTAGCGCTAGAAACTGACGGGGGAGTGATCTGCGCATCTCGCACGCTGGCGTTAATTGCTGCGATCTGTTGCTGATAGTCGCCCTGTGACGCCCATTTAGCAAGGTCACGGTTAGCCGCCGCGTTAGTGCCGGTAAGCATGTTCTGCTCACTTTGGTTAGCACGCGTCAAGTTCTGAGAGATAACGTTACCAAGGTTTCGTGCATTAATGTCAATACCAGTAGAGATGTCAGACGTAATCTGCCCCTGAACATACCCACCCAACTGGCCAATACCGCCAAGTGGATTACTCAGCGCCGTAGATGCGGCACCACCAATGCCGCTAATAGCACGATTAGCGCTGTTCACTTGCTGGTGAGCCATCTGCGCAGTATTAGCCAGGGCGGTGTTCAAGTTCTGCGCACCAAGATTGTTCTGCATGATCGCGTTACCAGTACGAATGCCACGCATAGTCGCGTCAAACGAAGTGTCCGCAGCACGCGTAGACTTATCGAGCCCCCACGTAGCAGCATTGCGGTTCTGCGCAATTGAGTGAGCGTGGGAAGCGTACCAGATCATGCTCTGGTCATTAACAACCGGAACATGCGGGAAATTGTCAATAACCATCGCCTCATTCACGTACTCAGTATCGGTCTTCCACGCTGTATCGTTTTTGTCGCTGTTGTACTCGCCTACATAGGCGACAATGCGAGGTGACGGCGGAAGCAACTGAAATTCAACTCTCAACTCAAGACGCTTACCCCAGTTAAGGTACTCAGGTGAAACTGTGAGAGTCTGCCCGTTATTGAACGACAATTCAATGTGCATGTATGGGGACGTGTAGAACTTAAAGAACCGCTTGAGCCGCCTAAGATTTTTACCTTTAATATTGTTGTTATTGGCCTTAAGGAAATCGGGCAGCTTTGTCGGATGAAAGTCATACGCCACTTCTACATTCTGAAAGTTCGAACTGTGCGTTATACGCTTCAAGCCATAACTACCCAACTTACCACTAATAGTCTCACCACCAATAACGTTGGCGGGGACGTAGTAGATATCTTGGATTCCCTGCGACACCCACGGAGCACCACTCAGTTCTTTCATGATCTTGGGAAGATCGGCCAATGAG